CGTTTTTCTTATTACCATATTTAGTAATGAAATTATTAATATCGCCTTCATTATTCTTTAATTCATCCATCACATATTTTCTCAATTTTTTTGTTAGAGCAAATATAACTGTTGTTTTTGATGTTTGAAATTCTATTATATTTCTATCATTTTCATATTCTTCTTTATCAACGGAAAGTTCATGTTCTTCAAATAGCGATATATCATCTCCGCGTTCCACTAACATTTCCTTGATATTATTGATAATACTTGCGATATCCATTTTATATTATAATAAAGTTTAATCTTATATTATAGTATATAAAAAAATCAATTTTTATTTTTTATTTAATTGACTTTCTGCCATTTTAATAATTTCAGGGTCAATGTAGTTTTTCTTACAAACTGCGTAAGTATTATGTAATTTTATTGCTGTATCTTCAATAGATTTTTTTATCGGATTTTCAGAATTAATATTTAATTTAAAGAATTTCATAAATAAAGTATTGGCATTTAAAGTTCGCAAATCCTTAGTTGTTATTTTTAAATTAAATTTTTTATAAAAATTATATAAATATTTATTTACATCATTTGATGTAATACATTTATCATTATATTTAAATATATATTCTTCATCTCTGATATTATCTAATCTATCAAAGAAGAAATTATATATATCTTTGCTTTTACATATTGCTGTGTTTCTAACCTTTTTTTTACCAATAAAATCTATTTTAATAAAATTATTTTCAATAAATATATGTTCCTTTTTTAAAGTTGTTAATCCATATGAATTATTATTTATTTCATATTTTTTATTACCTATTCTAAAACCACAATCTAATATTAGGGTTATTATTATTGCACAAATTTTATTTATACTATTACTGCTAATATCTTTTTTTATTTCTCTTTTTAATCTAGAAAAATACTTTATTGAATCTTTAATTTTTTTAAACTTAGCACTATTCTGCTTTGATATAAAATTAGGGTTATATATAACTTGTTTTCTATTTTTTGAATCATATCCATATGCAATTATTTTTTTACCATTAGTTATAGTTACATTATTGTATGCTGGTGGTATTTTAAGAGATTTAAAAAAATCTAATTGCTTCTCATTTTTAATTTCATTATTTTTGTTAAAATATTTAAATTCTTTTTTATAGGTACCTATTCTTTGTACTTTCATTCTAATAATAATTAATATCTTTTAAACGCTTGTATAAAATGATATAAACAAAAGATAATATAATTATCCATAAAGTAAATACGATATATAATGCCCACAGCTACAAAAAAAGCCCCTGTTGCTGCTGTGAAAAAACCAGCTGCTGTGAAAGTACCTGTAATCAAAGCTGCTGATGTGGTAAAACCTGCTCCTGTACAAAAGGTTGAAGAACCTGTAAAATCCGAAACCACACAACCTGCGGCTCCACAAGAAAACTTTCTTCAAGGCATTGTAGAAAAAGTCAATGCCTTTGTAACCATGGGTAAAGAACTTCAAGGACAACTTAAAGTACTAAGTAAAGAATGGGATAAACAACAAAAAATCATTGACAAGGTACAAAAGAAACGTCAAAATGCTAAAAACTCTCCATCTGGTTTTGCTAAGCCTAACAAGATATCTGATGAACTTTGTGATTTTATTGGCGAACAACGCGGTACCGAAAAATCTCGCACTGATATCACTCGCTTTATCAATTCCTATATCAAAGAACATAACCTTAACAAACCAGAAAACAAACGTTTCATCCTTCCTGATGAAAAGCTACGCAAAATTTTAAACGTCGATGCCAAAGAAGAAATCAACTATTTTATCCTTCAAAAACTTATATCCCATCACTTCCCCCCATCTGCAAGTAAACTTGCTGCTGCTGCTGCCGCTGCTGCGGCTGCTAAGTAAATAATAAAAAATTGATATAAGATTATTTTTATATAATACATTACTTTGAATAATGTCTTACACTACAACTACAAATGGAGCTATATCTCTTAAAACATCAGGAAGCAATATCGTTGATTATTTCATGTTGTTTGTTCGTGATTTAAATAAAAAAGTTAGCTACGAATATCTTGAAAAGTGTTGGATAGATGACCCTAAAAAAACCATCGCAATCATTTTTAATGGACGTGATAGAGTAAATGGAAAAAAAGAAAAGAAAGTCGCTAATCAAGCAATGTTATGGCTACGAACATACAAGTTTGCCACATATTGTGATAATCTAATGAATTATATAGATAAATATGGATGCTGGAAGGATTTACTTTATATTACGTATTATCATAATTCTAATACTCTAAATAAAAATTATGAAATGAAATTGTTTTCAAACAAACTATTGAAAGATAAGCTATTAATTAAAGATAATAAAAGTGTTTCGCTGTGTGCAAAATGGGCTCCTAGTGAAAAAGATAGAAATGATAAACGAAAGCATATGGCTAAACGTGTTGCAACAGAAATTTATGGTCTTGATGATGATAAGCGAATGGAAAAATATCGTAAAGAAATCATTGTTCCTCTTAGAAAAAAAATTAATATTGTTGAGACACTAATGTGTAGTGGAAAATGGGGTGATATTAAATATCAAGCAGTTCCTGGTGTAGCATCAAAGAAATTACTTAATGTCTTTATGAAACACGATGAAGAAAGATATCTCAAATATCTGGCGGATGTTAGAAGTGGTAAAGCAGAAATCAAAGTAACAGGAATCTTGCCTCACGAATTATCTAAATATTATATTGATACGCGTCATAATGATGATTATGGCCCAAATGAAACTATTGAGTTGCAGTGGAAAACAATTCTAGAAAATGTTAAAAAATCTGGTAACTTTAATAATTCATTAGCAATTGTAGATTTGTCTGGTTCAATGTTTGGGGCAAGAAATGGCAGTATTCCCGCACAAGTAGCTGTTTCTCTCGGCATTCTTACATCACAATGTTGTAATGGTTTATTTAAAAACAAATTTATTACATTTAGTGAAGAACCCGAACTGATAACATTGGAATATAATGAACCTAGTTTGTTTAAATCACTTAACTCAATGATAAATGTAAGTTATGGCTTTAGCACAGATTTTGTTAAATGTTGTGAAGCCATTATCAGCTACGGTATTAAATATAATATTCCCGATAGCGAAATGCCCAAAAAACTATTTGTATTTACTGATATGCAATTTAATGAAGCAATAGATAGTTCAGAAGAATTAGAAACAATTTATCAGAATATTATTAAAAAATATAAAAAAAGTGGTTATACAGCACCTAAGTTTGTATTCTGGAATCTTAATTCGGATAATCAAGGAACATTCCCTGTTAATTGTGATACAGAAGGTACAGCAATGGTTTCAGGATTTTCAGAACAACTCCTAAAAATCTTCATGAATTACGATGAGTTTAAGCCAGAATTTATTGTTAATGAAATTCTTAATCCTTATCTTGATAGTATTATTATTTCTGATGATTAATTAGAATAAATAGTTAGAAAACAAGATAATAGTATTATTATTTTTTTAAATTTACTTTAACATTGTAAATCATGTGTTGAAAAACCTGCTACTAAAAAACAGCAAAAAAGAAGCCAGTCAATATAAAATAATTACTCTTTAATTTTTCTTTTGTTTCCAGATGACAATGGGATATAAATATTATATAGATACTTATATTTTTCCGGAATATTACAATATTTAGTATCACTAAATTTATCCATCAAAATATCTCCTGCTTTTTGAAAAAGTACAGCTCTTTTTAAGTCATTCATTTATAATACGACTTTATAACAATATTCTTATATCAATTTTTTATTAAATAATTTGAGTACATAATTTATAAAATATAGAAAGTTTTACAAAGTTTATAAAAATAAAATTATGTACTCATTTTTAAATTTTAATTACCTTATTTGTTAAGTTAACAATATTACTTGTTGCCTTCTCTTTGTAATCAACAATATAATCAAAAGTACAATCGTGTTCTGTATAGAATAAATGTTTACTACAATAATGGTTGCCGCATTTGCATTTGTTTGTTAATCCTTCCAAAGTATTCAATTTTTTATTACAACTATAACACCTCATATTTAACTTAATAAATATAAAAGATAATATTCAATTTTTATATAAAAATTGATAATATATATAAATATACTTTTAATAACATTATGAACAACGTTTTTGTTGAAGATTTTAATGGTAACATTATTCGGTATCTAAATAATGATTTTTGCGCTTTAAAAAAACTATCTGAATCATCTAAGCAATGTAATAGTCTTGTTAAAGAAAACACTAATTTTAATATGCTAATTGAAGACAAAATTAATAATTATAATTGTGATATGGTTGAAACATATTTGATTAAGATTTTGAAGCCAGATATTTTAAGATACAAAGATGATAAAATGAGTCAATATGAATCCCTACTTAGCTATTATATCAAAAAACTTAATAATAAATGTATTGATATCATTTATAATAAAATAGATTATTGCTATAATGAAAGAAATGTCGGATTAAATAATTATATACAAGAAATATCATATTTGTTATCTAAAAAATTATTTGATATTATGGTACTTATTGAAGATAAAGTTAATATAAATGATGAGAATATACTTGAATGGTTTAATATAAAACATGTATAAAAATAATTTAAATCTAGATAATTTGTTTTTTTAATTGGAATAAGCGAGACCACCCATACCAGATAAGATACGGAGCACGTTGTAGTTGACAGCATATACATGGATAGTACCGGCTACACTTGATGATAGAGATAATACAGCAGTGTCTATACGAGACATGTTGAGAGTGCCACTGGGTTGATGTTCTTCTGGTTTAAGGGCGAACGAATATACATTGATACCATTATGATTTTCATCAGGAGTATTTTCGTGATGTTGGTAAGGTTGAACAAGTGAGAAATAATCACCTTTGCGAGTAGCGAAACGATCATTGCCATTGAGCATAATTTTAGCTTGCCAAGTAGGATTTTCAGAGTTATTGTAATTATTGGCACCAGTTTTTTGAGCATTATTGCTATCAGCAGTTGAAAAGTTGTTCCAGAATGGGTATTGTTCTTTATCTGAATTATTATCAGATTTAACAGCCCAAACAAGTTCTTTGCATGGGTGGTTAAAGTTAAGTCTAACTGGTTTCATGCTGTCAGCAGAAGAAGATATAGTCATGGTATCGGTACCAGTGAATTGTAATTGTTCAATTAAATATTCATGCGATAATTGTGCGAAACGTCTGCGTTCATCAGTGTCAAGGAAAACATAGTCAACCCATAAATTAGCATCATGTAATGAAATATCAGAACCAGTCGCAAATTTAGTAGTACCACCAACAGAAGGAGTAGCGTCGGTGTCAGCTAATCCGAAATTAATTTTATAATCATCAGAACGTTTATTACCGTTGGTGCACCCACCTTCACCAGCACCTTGGCCAGGATCTGCTGCATCTTCATCTTCACATAAATTAGAAACATGGGTATCTACTAAGTTAGAAGCAGATTCATATTCAATATTGATTTTAACTTCGTGATATTGAAGGGCGATTAATGGAAGAGCTAAACCTACATTGCGACAGAACCAGAATTCAAGAGGTACATATAATTCGTATTCATATTTTGGTGCTAATTTAGTACATAAATTAGCATCGTTTGCGCCAACCATAGTATTATAACCTGAACGTTTGCCAGCAGGTAATGATAATTCATTCCAGATGTATAACCATTCAGAATAATGTTTATCTATGCGTTGACCACCAATTTCTAATTCAACAGTTTTTAATAATTTTTGACCAAAGTTTGGTACAAGAGCTACGTTATTTTCAGAAGCGGTGTTACCGGTGGTATTATTATTTTTGATTTTACCGTTGAAATATACACGGTGGATTAAATCACCGTTACGAGTTATTTGGAAACTAGCACGGGAACCTAACGAATTACTTCCGGTTGGAGTTTGTTGGATAGCTTCAATAGCGAAGTTAGTATGACGACGATATACAACTTTGAAAAAGGTAATTTGAGGATTACCGGTTAAATAAACATCCTGAGCACCATAAGCTACTAGTTGAAGAAGACCACCACCCATTTACGCTATATTCTTTATACTATTAGTGGAGAAAAAAAAAGAAGATATTATTATACACAAAGTATTATTATAATAATATGAATAAAAATAATATCGTAATATTTAATTGGAATAAGCAAGGCCACCCATACCAGATAATATGCGTAGAACGTTATAGTTGACCGCATATACGTGTAAATATTTACTGAGATTAGTAGTATAATTAACGTTTAAATTTAATGCAGCAGTATCAATGCGAGACATATTTAGTGTGCCACTTGGTTGATGTTCTTCTGGTTTAAGAGCAAATGAATAAACATTGATTCCAGCATTAGTTGGTACATTTTCGTGATGTTGATATGGTTGAATTGTATTGAAATAGGAACCATTGCGCTCAGAGAAACGGTCATTACCATTTAATACTAATTTAGCAGAAGCAATTGGATTTACAGATGTAATAGCGCTTCTCTCATTCATAGAAGTGGTGAGATTTGCTGATTGATCATTGGTGAAATTATTCCAGTTAAGATTATCATTGGGGGAAGTGCCACCTGTAGCTGTAACAAACAAGAATAATTCTTTGCAAGG